TCACCCTTCTCTGTAACCACTGAAGCCCAACCGTAAACCATACGTTGTTCTTCATCAGCCTTGAGAATAGTCCCCTCTATTGATTTAGTTAATTCTGACACGGTAGTATCACTTTCCCACATGCGGCAAGACCAGTAACGAGCAGAGGTCTTGTCTGTTGCAGTATCACACGAATGGCGGGAACGGAAATTAGAACGAGCTTTCGGGTCATCACGACGAATTTCCATATTAGGATCACCGAATGTAACTCGTTTAACCTTGTCGCCATCCATAACGAAAACTTCAAACTTCTTGTTACCTTCTGTCAGGCGACGAGGCTTGTTTAAAGTTACTTTTTCGCCTTGGTACTCAGCCTTGGCAAATTCTTCTTTCATAATCTCTTGTACAATGACCCTGAGAGCCTCTAAGCGATCCACTGAGTGGCCTTCTTCACCTTCTGGGTAGTCTACCCCCATAAGCTCTTCATTCTGCTCTGCTAGGTCTTCATAATAGTCCAAGTATTCATTGTGGTTAATAGCTGGCATATAGACAGCTTGACCATTGTACTCATGCACATGGATCGCACCACCAAGTCCCATATCCATAGAACGGCTGCGAGCTTCCATTTCTGTGGTGAATACATCGTTTGCGTATTGTGCTTTTAACATCTTATCTTTTTTCGGTAGAAGGTCTTTATCGTGGGTGGCAGACTTAGCACCACGCATAATACGTAAGAAACTATTTACTCTTGCATGCGCCCACTGTTCCTTAGAGGATACATTAGGTCGTACTGATGTAGGGTTCGTCTTATATGCACCAACACCACGATCATAAACTGTCTTAAGTTTAGCTGCAGTCACACGACCGTGTTTCTTGCCATACTTCTCGTTAAACTCTGTGGCTTTCTGTCGTAGACTGTCCATAAGACCTTTCTCTACGTCCAGTTTACCTACAGCAGACCATGCAGCTTGAAATGCACGTTGCTCGTTCTTTGTATCGTCATAGACAGAATTAAAGACACGACGAAATTGTGTATGCTTTTCTTCTGGTACGGTTTGACGTACAGCTTTAGGTAAGTCTGAATTACGTGAATAGGGCATTAGTTAAGAACCTTTGCGAGATAACCTTTGAAGACACCAAATACAACAGCATTGTTTGTACCAGAGTCTGCTCTTATTCTGACATCTGCATTCTTGGGTACGATAACAGCAGGGTCTAAATCAATATCCCAAGGGCCACCTGTAGAAGCACTAACAGCAGCACGTTGAATGAATACGCCACCAGCTTCTCTGACCTCTAGATAAAAGTCTACGTTAGCGTCTTGTTTCTTACTTACAGAACCAAAACCACCAGTAAGAACGTAGTAGTCACTATCACTGAAGGTTGTTGCGCCTTTGAATGATCCTTGAAGACCTTGTGGGATGTCAATGTGTATCTTTGTTGCGTCTGATGGTACACCACCAACCACTGTTGTGTTCTCGTATACTGTTACACGACCAACAATCTCAGTCCCATTAGCATTATAAGCATGTGATACACGAGCTACAGGAGTATCTAAAGCTACTGGGTTCTGACCGTCCAGTGTTACCTCTTGCACAAGGAAAGTGAACTTTGCATCTGTACCTGTACCTGAAACCGTATGACACTCTAGTTTGATCGTCTGTGTGTCGGCTGCAGAAGAACTTGAGATATATTCGATGGTGTTATCGGTAACGTATGTTTCATTACCACCTACAGTCCATACAGTTTCAAGAGTGTCAGCAGTTAGATCAGCAGACTTACCAAACTTGATTAGAGATTTAGCTTTACGGTCAATAGATACTCTGTCGCCTGTTGAGGCTTCGATCTCACGTTCAGCTTGAACCAGTCGTCCATCAGGGACTTCATATGCTCTTCTGGGCCAGCCACCAAACATTTGTTCTATTTCCTTAATTTCTTGGACGACGATTGCGTTAGGATCAACAGGTTCACCTAAATCGGGTAGGGGCGTTAAGATATTCTCTGCACTTAGTACATAAACCTGAGTGAGGCTTGTAGTATTAACCTCTGGTGTATCTGTAACTATATTAGCTACTGTGAAACTCTCATTCTCAGATAGTGCAACATCAGAGACTTCAGAGTTACCAGTGACAAATGAGTTTGTTGCTAGTAGGTAATCTTGAGTAAAGGTAACTTCAGAGACTTCTGTCTGACCTGTAACTACATCTGTTATTACTAGATCATGTACCTGAGTGAGGCTTGTTGTATTAACCTCTGGTATACCTACGACTAAATTAGCTGTAGAGAAAGTCTCAGCTTCTGCCATCGTTGCAGAAGGAACGTCAGCTTGTGTAGTAGTAACACTATCAGCCGATAAATTATTATTTTGTGTAAATGCAGGGTCTGTAGCTTCAGACTGACCAGTTGTCAGATCATTCGCTTGAAAACTGTGAGCTTGTATTAGCCCTGCAGTAGAAATAACAACTTGACCAGAAAGTACCGCAAGAACTGATATAGAGTGTGCTTGGGTAAGAGAGCTAGAGGCTACCTCTGATGGCCCTGTTGCTAAGTTGGCTGTTAAGAGGTTATAATCCTCTGTCAGACCTGATGTACCGATAATCGGTAAACCGACTAGAATATTGTCTGCTACGACAGAATAATTCTCTGTAACGCTTGTAGACTGTATCTCTGGACTACTTGACGTAAATCCTACAGAGCTTAAATCGTGTGCCTGTGTAAGCTCTGTGCTGGCATAAGTGATAGGCTCGAAGAAATAAGCATACCAATCTGTAATCTGACTATCGTCAATACCATCAGTATAACTAATAGGTTCAAAGAACCAAGCATACCAATCTGTAATCTGACTATTGTCAAGCCGCCCTGCAGTAGAAATAATGGGTGCGCCAGCGACAACACTGTTTGGCTGCAGTGACATGTCCTAACCCCCAATTTAGGCTGGGTCAGGAATACCGATAGTAAACGAACCCAAAGAGAATGTGTTACCTGAAGTTACAGACTGGGAAGCACTTAAGTCGCCAGTGACATACAAATTGCTTGAACCGTCTGTGATAGCGTAAAATGCAGCAGTACCTGTTCCTGTTACACTAGCACCTGATACTGCAGCTACAGTAACTTCACGACCACCACCAGTACGATCAGCAGGTGATCCAATGGAAAGAGAACCTGAGTTCCCTAAAGTGTAAGTAGAGGTTGCTTCTGCGTAGCTTGTAGGTTCTGTTGTGCAGATGTCAATACGAGTGCCGTTTGTTGTCAGTGTTGACAATCCATTGTCGAATACGGCATTTGCTAGGGTTGCCATGATTAACTCTCTTCTGTTGTAGTTGTTTCTTGTTGAGGTGAACCAATGATGTTATTGTCTGGCCCATCATAATAGTCAGCCAATGCACGTTCACGCTGTTGTGCTAATCCACGGCTCTCAGCGTATATCTCTGGGTCAAGTGCTGGTAGTTCAGCGTTCTGCAACAGTGAATTAACAATGTCAGGTTGATCAGCGAGGTTAATATCTGCTCCGTTAAGATTGCGTAGGTAACTGCCAAGTTCACGTAGATCGTGTGGTGCAACATCACCTGCAATAATGCGAGGCATGTTATCGTAGTTCAGACCGTTCAACTCCCAGAGGCGTTCGACAAGCTGTTTATTTAAGACATCGACGATAGCTTGGATGTAGCTCTCTAAGGCACGGAGGAACAGGTCTGTCTTAGACTTGGATAGGGCATACGAACCAGTGTTGCCACCACCAAGCATAAGAAACTCTGAAAGGACTGAACGAGCAATGTCATGCTGGTAACGACGAACAATAGGATCAATGTCTATGTTACGTTTACCATTTGACGACATAAGCTCTACATCTACGAGCCGATGGGAGGTAGGACTTCCGTCTTTATCGGGGTAGGTGTCTGAGGGCAGGACAATATATCCTTGCTCGTTAAACTTAACATCTCGTAGTATCTGCTGCAGGTTTCCGACAAATTGAGCTTGTGCGGAAGTAGCGTCAGGGCTAAGATACTCAGCAGGAATACGAGCAACAGGAATACCCGCAAGCTCACGTTCAACTGCGATAGCTTCGATACTCTGCAAGTTGTTAAGATACTCGTAAGAAGTATACGCATTACGTAGTATAGAACGACCAGAAGGGTCATTGTTAATAGCTGTAGTCCGATAATATAGAGACTTACGAGTAGGAATATAGTTAGTATTGTTAAACCCCGAACCTTCTTGGTTGATACCTAAGACATCACCAGACTTCTTGTCTATGTCAAATGTCGAAATAGTCCAAGGCGCACGAGAGGCAATCTTACGAACACCAATACGACCATCACTATACTTTGACTTGCCTTTGGGAGATCGGCTGTTTGGGCCATTACGCCGCTTGTATACCACCTCAAACCAAGAAAAGCCATACGACAAAAAGGCTAGAGCTTCAGCAATGTGGTCATCTAACGTGTGATCCATGTCCTCTAGGACAGATTCTACAAAGTCAGCCTCTGATTGAGCTTCTTCGCTGTCATTGGCAGCTTGTACTTTCAGGTCAACATCACGGAGAATTTGCTCGACTGCATACATAACAGCACCGATAGTGCTATCA